CGACCTCAGCACTCTACTTGATTTGATTCGCTACGAAGATAAAGAACAGGTAATCCTGTTTCTTCCACAACGAGGAAACCTTCCCCTTCGCAAGGCAAAGAACCTACTTGGTAAACTAAGTGTGCGTATTGCTAAGCGTCCAGGCATTGACACAGAAGACCCACGTGGTCAGTTTGACGATGTTATCTGGGCACAGATTGCCCGTGCTCGCTTTAGCCTTCTTGCTATGGATGCTGCTGAGAAATCAGTTAATGCACCTATGGTTGTTCCACAGGACATGCAAGAGTTTGCATTTGGTCCTGACGCAGTTATGCGTACCTCTAACCCACAGGGTGTTCGCCGTGTTGGTTTAGAAATCCCACCTGGCGCTTTCCAAGAACAAGCCATACTTGAACAAGAAATGCGTATGGGTGCTCGCTACCCAGAGGGTCGCTCAGGTACCGTCAATGCATCCGTAATTACGGGTTCTGGTGTTCAAGCACTTCTTGGTGGTTTTGATTCCCAAATTAAGGCTGGTCAGCAAATCCTTGCAGAAGTATTGCAGGATGTAATGGCTCTAGCCATGGAGATGGACGAAAAGTTATTTGCTGGCGAAAAGTCAACACAGATGACTTACAATGGCGCACCATACGTTTTAAAGTACAGCCCAGAAAAAGACATCAAGGAAGACTATAGTGTAAACGTACGCTACGGTTTGATGTCAGGACTTGACCCATCACGTGCTCTTATCTTCTCGCTACAGGCTTTGCAAGCAAACTTAATTTCACAAGAATTTGTAATGCAGGAACTTCCATGGAACGTAAACGTATCCAAGGAGATTGAACGCATTGACATTGAAAAAATGCGTGGTGCACTTATGGGTGCACTAAGCGCAACTTCACAGGCAATTCCACAGATGGCTGCTCAGGGTCAAGACCCATCAGATATTGTAATGAAGATTGCTCAGACTATTGACAATCGCCGCAGCGGTAAGAGTGTTGAAGATTCCGTTATGGATGCATTTAAGAAACCAGAACCACAGCCAGAACCACAGGCTCCAAATCCCATGGACATGATGGCAGGTATGGGTGGTTTACCACAAGCCGCCCCAGGTGAGGGTGTTCCAGTTGCAGCACAAGGACCCGACACTATGGGTGGTGCTCCTGTAGAAGCATCCCCTGGGGCAACTCCTCCACCAGGTGACGCAGCAATGTTACAGGAAGTATTGGCTAGGCTCGGAGGTCAGTAATGACCACTATAATTGCTATGAGAAATAGCAACGGCTTTATCTTTGCTGCCGATGCACAAGTCACAGATACTGAAAGACCATATCAACATAAAAGTATGAAGAAAATTGTTGAGATTAATGAGTATGTAATGGCTGGCGCAGGTAACTCACGATGCTGTGACGTTATTTTGTACGGATGGGAACCACCAAAGTATGACGGTTCAGAACTTTACATATTTATGGTGTCTAAATTTATAACCGCAATGCGAAAACAACATGAAGATACTGGCATTACCTTAAAAGAAGATGAAGACTTTGTATTTTTAGTTGGATTTAAAGATAGAGTATTTCATATTGCAGGTAACTATGCCGTACTTGAAACAGACACTGGTCTTTACGGAATAGGCACTGGTGCTGGTTACGCACTTGGTGCTATTGCGCATGGCGCAACACTACAAGAAGCAATGAAAATTGCTAAAAAATTTGATATTAATACTGGTGGAAAAATCCAGATAGTTGAAAGAGGAAAATAATGGCTCAAGGTGGATATCGTAAGCCAGCAAACCCTGCTGCAGTGTCAGGTCCAGGTTCCCTTTCTCGCCGTACTGATGGTGGTCCAATTCAAGGTGCCAAAGAAATTCCAGGTGGCGGTAAATATGGAGAACGTAAAGCGTTATCAGAAATGCAGTCAGGTGCTCCAATGCAAGGTAACCCAGTTCCATCTAGCCCAACACCAGCAATTCCTGTAACTCAACTTAACGCACCAACTCAAAGACCAGATGAAGCAGTTACTTCTGGTATGCCATTTGGTCCTGGCAGTAACACACCACCAGCAGTAATTGCTGGTATTGACGAAGTTGCTGCGCAAGTTCGTGCTGCCTACGCTCTTTACCCTAACGAAGATTTACACCGCTTAATTATTGCCCTTGAAGAAGAGGGTCGCTAGTGGCGGAAACTCCAAAACCAATCTTCAAACAAAAAGGTAGAGTTTTTAATTATGAAGATTGGTCTCCTGTTGCTGGTAACAATCCATTTTATGTAAAAGAATTAAATGAAAATGAACGCATCAATTTAATTCGTGATACAACATCTCCTGAAGAATTTCCTCAACGTCTTTCAAAGATTTCTGCGAAGTACCCAGGTATGTCTATTGGTAATATGGTTGGCATGGCACAATTTGGTGCTGACAGCGAAACAATGAATGCTATTGCTCGTCTGGATTCTTTGTCACAGCAAAAAGGAATTATCAATCGTACTTCTCTTAATGGTGCCAATATGGTTCCTGCTGGAAAAGCAGGATACGATTATCTTCAGGCTTTAGGAAAGACAGAAGAAACAGCATCTGAAAAAGATAAACAAGATGCTTGGTACTTCTCTGGTATTAAAGGTGCAACACGTTACCTATTCACTGGACTTTACACACCGCTACAACTTATAACTAACACTGCACGACAGTTAGATGCTGCATTTAATACTTGGTCTGATAAAGGTCAAGAAGATAAAGGTCCAGTTGTTGCTGGAGAAAAGGCTCTTGACTTTTCGCAAATTTACAAAAACACTTATCTGTATCAAAATTTAGTAGAAAACAAATCACTTGGTGAAGGATACTTTTGGGGTGGAGAAGCCCTAGAAGAAACAGAACGTGTTGCCGCTCAGATTGCAACAGTAAATGGTAAAGCCTATACACCTGGTCGTGCTATTGAAGGCATGGTTGGAATTGACCCAGGCGAGCGTGGTTACGGTGTACTGTCTGGAATTATTGATGGTGTTATTGCTGTCGCTCTTGACCCAGTTGTTGTTGCTGGTCGTTTAAAGAATGTATCAGATGCTGCTAAACTAACAACAAAAACACGAGAAGGCTCTGCGATTGCTGGAGCACTTGTAAATCAATTTGACGCTGCAACAGCAGAAGCAACTATTGCAGCAAGAAATCAAGCACGTACTCGCACACAGGCTGCACGTGACCGTGTTAAATTAAATAAAACTCAATACTCCGAAGAATACAAGATTATCATAGAGCAAGCACGTATCCAAGACAAGTTAGTTGCTCAAGGTAAACTTGCTAACGGTGATAGAAAAGTTGCTAATGCTCGTAAACGTGCTGGTCTTGATACCTTGTACGACCAACGTGAACGTTTAATAGCACAGGTTGATGAGTTTAAAACTACAAAAGAAATTATGGTACGTGACGCACAGGAAAGTAAAGTGCTTACTGGTGCCGCAGGTGCAAAGTTTTTACGTGAGCAAGTTAAACTTGTTGACGCTCAAATTGATTCCGCACTTGATGGTATTTATATACAGCGTAATCCAATCGCAACTCAAATTCTTTCCCACATCCGTGATGACATAGATACAAATGCAGAGCGTCTTGCAAAAATTCAACTAGAAGAAACAGATACTGTTATACAAAGTAGACTTGTTGATAAGCACCGTGCTGGATTGCTAGAGACAAGCACTGGATTTAGAACAAATCTTGATGCTGCAAAGCAGTGGTTTTCAGATGGAAATGCCGATGAACTATTTCAGGCTATCGCAGAAGAAACTAGCCCAACTCAAATTATGAAACTTGGTAATGGTCGTTGGAGCGCAGAAATATCTGCAGAACTTTCACGAGCCAAAACTATTGATGACGTTGAGCAGGTACTACTTCCACGCATTGGACTTAAAGTAAGACCAGAGGTACAGCGTGGTGTTGTTGCACGTTACGTAACAAAGCCAATGAGTGATATTGTAATGCGCTCTGGTGGCGTACGCACAATCAACGAAAAGATTGGTAAGTCAACTAAGTTTCTATTTGATTACATGCCAACTGGAAGACCAGTTCATTTACAAGACACAGAAAAATTAGTAGAAGAAACTCGCCGTTGGTTAGTTAGTTCAGGTCGCTGGAGTGACGAAGAAATTTCTGGTGTACTTGATGAGTTAATTCTTAGCGATAACCAAAACTATCTTTTGCGTAGGAACATAGTACTTGATGCTTTAACTGCAACAGCAACTAAAATTAAAGGTGAGTTTCAGTTATCAAAAAAGATGGAAACCACCCTTGACCGTGCAGTAACTGCATATAGAAGTGAACTAAGTGGTATGCGTGAGTACGCATCTCAAACTGCTGGAGACATATTCCGCAAAGAGATGATTGTTAATGGTGAAACAATTCCATTAGATGGTCT